GTAGTGTTTGATATTGAAAAGAACCCTAGTAGGGGTACTGGGATTCTCTCCGTTATGTCCGAAATGGATAGAAAGGAGTAACTACCCAACCCGCCCACACACCTTCTATATACGCTATCTAAGGGTTTTATGTATAGTGATTGTGTTATCTCATTCCCATATATGCTTTTAGTGGATACGAAATCATATAAATTATTTTTTATTTTTTTTACTCTATTGATTTTAGAAATGAAGTCATAGATTTTTTAGGGACAGAGAAGGAGGTATCCCGCCCTTCCCAATAGCTTGTAATAAAGGGTTAGGGGGGGTATAGTCCGGATAACATATAAAGGCAGCATAAAAGCATAGATCATAGCGTAATGACCTATTAAAACATGATTATAGGTGTATAAATACATGATATTAAGTAAACGGTCATATATTAAATGAATTGTATGTATTGTTCCCTGATAGCATGATAGTATACTCATGTAGCATGATAACTTGTGTACATAACATAGTAAATAGGTATATATAGTATGATATGTCTGTCAAGGTTTATTCCTTTACAGTCTATAAAGTGCTATATATATCTATAACACTAACTATAAGTATATAAATATATACATATACAATAAGACTAATACATATATAAAGATAAAGATAAAGAGTAAACAAATATAAATATATATACATAAACAAATATAAAGATTAAGACTAAAGATATATATAGTGGACATGATCTATATATAGTCCGGCTGTATAAGTTAGGATAGCAGTACATATATCAGTATATATACATACATAGTAAGTCATATATAGTATGCTATGTACCAATGATTAAGTAGTAATATATACATAGTTGCATAGATATATTAAAGCTATTATATACAACACTATATTATCATTCATATATCTGCGAGAAGGCTATTTTAAGGCTCGTACAGCGATGTTCTATATTGCTTTGATAACTATGCCTAATGAAGTTATTATATCTTATACACTACTTATGCAATTATATATATATAAATAAAAAACCTATTTCTAGGTTCTCTTAATAGTGATAGATTGTTTCATCATAAATTTAATTACTTCGTTTCATTCAATATGATAATGTTTTGCTTTCCAAGTGAATGTGCTACAATGCCATCCATTTAATTTGATGAATTCTCTAAACATTTTTTCAAGTTCGGCAAGTGGAACATCCGCTACAACTTCCAGCTCAATATTATAAACAACTCCATCTTTAATCATTGGTTTTGGTGTTGCTTTATCAACTAGTTTTTGTAATAAAACAAATTCTTTATCAGGTGTAAAGCAACCATAATCTTTGCAAAACTTAATTTCAGAAGTAACTATTGTATCTAGCGCTTCTTGATATTCATTCAACATTTGTTTTCTCCTTTAACATTTCAGGATTCTCAAATATGTTTCCAATCACTTCAAACGATTTCGGGTTACTTCTAAATTTGCTTGATGTTTTACTTTCCCCATAATCTCTATCATAATCAAGAATATACTCGTTACTTTGATAGGGTTCTTTAACCCAATATTTCTTTAGTCTAAATGCACCACGATGATAAACAACACAAGCAATAATAGTTTTAGTTGAAAATGCAGGTATAGTTCCCTTTGTTCCTTGCTTTTTAACAATATCAAACTCGTATATTTCTTTTTTATTCTTATCAAGTAACCCTACGAATTGACAGACTGTTTCAGGAATAACTTGAAATGTTTCGTTCCAAATTTGACCGTTTTCATCTTCTATTTGGTTGACGATATAATGTTCGTATCTTCCGTCACTTTTTATTGTTCGAATCCACTTTTTCTCATAATATCCATAAACCCATTTATTATTATCAACTCGTTTACCCCTAAACTTAACATCTCTCATTCCATTTCTCCTTTTTTCTTTCTCTGAATCCTGTTATACAATGTCGGTGCGCTGAATCCGTACTTAGCAGAAATAGTCGCTAATGTTTCACCTTTACTTCTATGCTCATATTCATTGATAGCCTTTGACAGTAACTTTTCATCATATACATCAGGTCTGCCTAATCTCTGCCCTTTTGCTCTCGTAGCCGCTAATCCTTCTTTTGTTCTTTGCGAGATCAATTCTCTTTCCTTTTGAGATAGATAGCACATCAATGTAAATATCTGTTCCTTGACTAACTTCATGTCAATTGTCATTATTCCATCATTGGTAGATAAAATCGGTGTATCAAGTACAACTAACCGTATACCATTGTCGAGAAACCATTTCCATTCAATTGTGTTTTCATCCCAGTTACGGCCAAGTCTTGAAATATCCTTGATAATGATAACATCATCTTTCTTTACCGTTTCTTTCATCTCTTGATATGATGGTCTTTTGAAGTTCTTACCCGATACTTTATCTTGATAGATGTTAGCATATACAAACCCATTCTCTTGTGCATATTTCAATACCGCAATTTCTTGACGATCTGTATTCTGTTCTTCTGTACTTACTCTTAAATACGCATAATAGCTCATATTATATCTCCTTTTTGATATTTCATATCTCTAATTTAACTATACTCTCATTTTTAATATATACAAGTATATTATTAAATCATATTATGAAATATATAAATAGGTTCGTTCTACATAAATTTAGACTGTTATCTAGGTTCGCAATCTTCTTCTTTTTGGTATCTAACTTTCATTTTTGTTGCTAACAATTTATCGTTTGCAATAATACTTTTCACCAACTTATTTTGTACTCTCAATAATTCTTTTCTAATGTATAACTTATCCTTGAAATCTACAATCAATCTATATGCTATAAATATGATAATGAGTATCAGAAACATAATGAATGTAATTCCTAACCCATAAAGTAATGAAATGAATAATTGTGCTATTAATGTCATGGTTTATCAAACCCCCAATCTAATTTCTGACCACATTTATGGCAATATTCATTTTCTCCAAGTGAACCCTCAAATATGAAATCTATGTTATGACAATTTGGGCATTCATTTGCTATTGCGTAGGGAGATGGTTGAATCTTCTTCGGCACTTGCTTTTCAAGGATTCCGACAACTTCATCAAAATATGTATTTCCTTTATACCATTTCCCAAATTCTTTTATTACATCAATTAATTCATAGATGGTATGTTTCATTTGTTCTCCTTATCTTCTCTAATTGTATCTAACTTCTTGTTACACTCTCTGATAGTATTTTCGTATGAATTTAATAATCTACTATCATCTTCTGAATACTGGGAAAATATTTCTTTGACATAGCCATCTCTTCTTGTTCTATCATAAATTTCTTTAATTCTAATTTTGCTCGATTCTCTTACCTCAATTAGATTACGGACTTCAATGAAGTTTGGCAAAATATATCCGAGTGATTTTTCGATAATGCTTAATTTGTCATCATTTTCTGCACCATCTTCTGTAATTATTGTATTAAACTTACTGATTTTTTCAGATACCATTTTTTTAAAATCATCATTTCGAAACATCATTGCCCTATAATCTTCTTCTAACGCATTGTAACGGATCAACAATTCTTCTTTTTCTTCAACCAATGCTTTGTAATTGTTTTTATAAATGAACATTATTTGTTCTCCTTGAACTCGGCATCCAGTACCGTTAATCCTTTAACTTTTCTTCTAATTTCTTCAATGTCAGGTGCGTTACGATATTCAACTACGATAGGTGCATTAGCTTCTGTCATGCCATGTTCAGATTTACCTCTGAATGTAGCCATTACACTATCTGCATTTCTCGTTGTCGCAGCATCTAACATTACACCTTTGATATAATCATCAATCATCAATATAGCATCTCGTTTATCTTCATCAGGACTTTGCATATAGTTTTTATATGTCGCAGAACTGATACCTACGAAAGCACAGAAACTTGATATTGATGGTACATAATGTACTTTCTCGTTAATCATACATACGGCTTTCTGATATGCTTCTTTGGCAACAATCAATTCAGATGCACTGTAACCTTTTCTAACTGTTGATATACCTTGCCATGCTAATAGTTTGTAGATAGCCGGTGCGCTCAATCCTTTAACTGTAATGTCATTCGCTAAGCCATTTGCGAGTGCTGTCATGCGTTCTTCTATGAGTATGGGTAGATTCATCTTCTCTTTCTCAAATACTCTCTCTTGCGCTCTCTTGACGGCTCTCTCGTCATTCAACTTATTCTCTTTTCTTTCAATACTTGAATCACTAATTATCTTCTTTTCTTCATCTGACATTACTTTTGCATTTTTAGTACCCATTATTCACCATCCATCAATTCTTCACTAATCCACACTTCGTCACGAACCGTATAATGTCCATTTGAATAGTGGACAGAATTTTCTTTCAAATAATCCACTAACCTTTTATGTTTATCAACTAATTCTCTTAGAATAGGGATTGATTCTTTTGCATATCTCCTATCCATGCTAAACTCACTACTTAGAATAAATGATTCAACTGCATCTAATGCTTCTTCATATTTATTCATTTTCCCACCTTTCCTGTTCCCATTACTTATTATCTCCATTTAGAAACCAATTGAATGTTACATTGTATAATTTTACAAGTGTAAATAGTTGGTACGGATCAGGTAATGATTCATCATGCTCATACTTCCATAATGTCCTTATGCTAATGTTTAACTTCTTTGCCATAACTCCTCTTGAAATCGAATATTCATTTCGCTTCATCAACATGCGTGAACCTAATGTATTTCGTTTGAGTAACTCGAATTTATCTTCCATTTAACTGTTACCTTTCATCAGAACGGGAGATCCTGATTATCCATGTCTATTGGTTTACCTGTATTGAAACTTGTATTCCCAACCTTTGTAGTTCCTGTGTTTGTTTCTCCATCATCGGTTACAACTTCTATGTCTGCAGAAAGTGTAACTTGCATACGACCGTTGTAATGGCTTACTCCGAATCCGACCATGTTCAATATTTTTACCTTCTCACCTTCTAATACTTCTACATCGTTATTAACGAATACTGTAATGTAGTTAGGATCCTTTGGATTCTTACTATCGAAGTCTGTAATTTGAAACATCGACCTGCCATTTTTCATTTTCTTTGGAAACTTAGCTAAGTATTTAAAATTTACCTTTATCATTCTGTTTCCCCTTTTTCTAATTCATTAAGTTCTTTTTCAATTTCAATGAATCTTTCATGTCTTAATGTAATCAATGATAATAAATCTTTTTTTGTTAAAACTGCATCTATTTTTGAACCATTCATAAAGCCATTAAATGTATCGTGACTAACCACTGTATACCCATCTTTAAGTCCATATCGTTCGCTTAAATCAGCGACTTCTTTAGTTATACATTCAATTTCCTTAACTAATCTTGTAATATGCTTTGCTTTTTCAATTATCATTTAGTTTTTCCTTTGAGTGCTTCTAACACTTTAGTTTGTAATTCTTTCCTTCTTCTCTCCGATACAATTTCGAGTACATCTGACAAGTTAGATATTCTCTCGTCAGTTGCATCTATTTCTTCTTGTTGAAATTGAATTATTTTATTCATTTGTTCTCTTTCCTATTTCCAGTTCTTTACTTCATTAACACCAAATCCATCTATCGAACACGCACCGCTATCCGTTGGCTTGTAATGTGCCTTAGAGTGCTGCGGGTACATATATTCAATCATTGCAAAGTTTGCTACATCTGCGAGAAATTCAGTGTTTCCAGTATCAATGTATTTCTGTAATCTCTTTTGTAAACTACCGATGGCATCGATCGTTTTTTCTTTTTTGTAATTCTCGGACACTGGCCCATATTTGTAAAACGACATAGCCATCATTTTTTGTCTGAGTTCATCAAACCCTTTTGAATATTCAGTATTTAATATTTCGTTAATTTCCATTAATTTTTCCTTCTGTCATTTTGACATTTAATCATTTCTCACACTCTGTACAAGCGTTTCTAGTGCGTTATGGCGAACATATTCGCTCATGTAGATAACTACACCTTTTCCATTCGTTCGTGCCACTAACCTACGCATACCGAGTGTGTCGAGTTCATACGTGCAACCTGTGTCAACTTCTCGTTTCGGAAGTGATACCCAATGTTTGAAGTCTACTTCTTTCTTCTTGCGACACTTCACAATTTCGGCATGACTGTATAACGGTTTCTGTTTCTCAATTACGATAACCTTTTCGATGATCGTGAATCTGTCTACCGTAACTCCTAGCACTTTTGCGATAGATTCGGCAACACTCAATTTGATTGTTCGTGATGTTTCAACATTCAGTAGCGTGTTGATGTAATTGCTATACAGTCCTGATTGTTTTGATACTTCTTTTGCTGTGTCAAACTTGCTTGATGTAATTAAATCTCGTAACGCTTTTTTATCGACTAATATGCGTGTAAGGTCTTTTCTATGCTTTCTCATTTAATACCCCTTTAAATTTTTCATAATTAACCATCCAATTTTCATCTAGAAGTTTATGTAAATTAATCATTGATGCGATAACTAATTCACAACACTGTTTCAATTCTTTATCTTTGTCATTTGTTAAGTTATGTTGTATACCACCCGAATTACTCATAAGTTCAATATCATATGCTATTTCATTTGACCGAATTGACCAAAAACTTCCATCAACTTGAATGTGATAATCTGTTTTTTCTTTTAGTATTTCTTGTTTATTCATTTTTCAATCTCCTTGAATCTGCTAACTCGTACTAAATTATCAATACCTTCTAAGCGAACATACACTTCTCCGAACGCTACGACTGTATCGGTTACGGTATATGTCTGATTTTTAATTAAGCCATTGATGGGAGATATACAAATAACTTGATCACCTATAATCATTTTGCAAACCCCCAACGAAATCCGTATGCTCTTTTTCTTTTTCCCAAACAAACCATGCTAATATATGTCTGACAAAACCCTAATGTTCTTTCAACTTCTACCCCACTTTTCCATATTTTAATTATATTTTTGTTTAAATCCATTTGAACCACAGGTTTACTACATGAAATAGCACCTCGTTCAATTCCAGTACCATATCGTAGGTTATCTATTCTTGATATCCATTCTAAATTTTCTATACTGTTGTTTGATTTATTCTCGTCTTTATGATTAACTTCAAACGCTTCATCTTCTCTGTCGATAAATGCGATGGCAACAAGCCGATGAACCGAAACTGTTTTAAATTTACCGCCCTTGCAAAGATGAACCTGAACATAACCACTTGTATCTTTCCCAGGTTTTAACATCCGCTCTTTAACTAATTGTTTAATATTATCGCTTCGAACAACAATTCTATCTACACTCTTAACTTTTCCAAAGTTGCTTACTTTGTAATAACCTTCGTAGCCAAGCACATCTCTCCATATTTCGTTCATTTACTTTCCTAACGCTTTCAAGCGTTCTTTCATTTATTTTCTAACTTGAATTGCTCTTTCATTTCTGATAGCAACACTTTCATACTCTCGGGTAATAATTCATTCTGTTTTACATACTGACTTCTCGACCTATATGAACGCATGAAGTTCGATGACACAACTGTGTTGAGTTGGTCAATATCCATTTGCGACCACTCTCTCAATTGTTGTGGTGTCGTAATCACTTGTACTTCTCTCGGCAACTTTGCATATTCGGCAATTGAATTTCTGCCACAGTTCCGTAACGCTAACATGACGATGTTCCATGCTTCCATTTCGGATAGCGATTGTTTGTGCGACAAGTCATATGCCTTTTGCTTGATTGCAGCGATCGTTGGTGGAAATGGATTCGTGTCTGATATGATGATTGCCTTAACGGCATTAGCAATTAGATTACCGTTATCTTCTGCGAACAGTTCCGACCATAGACTTACCATTACTTGTTTCTTCTCTACATCGAGTTTTGACACCCAATTAGGATAGCTAACTTCTAAGATTGCCATAACCTTTAACACTTCATTTTGGTTCATTTTCTTCTTCTTTCAACATGTCTAGGAATGACGGTACTTTCTTCTGCTTTTTTTGGAAGTTCTTTTCTTCCATGATTGGGAATACTCCAGTCCAACAATTCAATATGCTTTGATTGATACAGTCATTCATGTTATCCCCTTTCGATTGCAAATCTAGTAGTTTGGTACAGATCATTCCTTTTGCTTTATCTGTCATCGGTTTTCCAATCTTAATTCGCATTTGATTAAATTCCTTTAATGAATTTTTGAGTTCTTCATCATCACCAGCGAACGTTTCAAACACTCCCTTTTTTATACAATCTTTATCTTTATTAGTATTCTTATCATTCTTATCATTATTGTTTGTTGTTGATTGCTTGTTAGACGCTTGTTGATCGCTTGTTGATTGATTGTTAGATGGTGTGTTGATTTCTGTGTTAGCAACATCATCACTACCTTGATAATCAAGCCATTTCACTATCGTTATGACACTAAACTCGCTTGTTGATTCCTGTGTTAGTTCGTGTGTTGATTTTAGCCTATTCATCGAAGTGCGCACCTGTTGGACTGACAAACCACTTTGTTTAGCTAATTTACCATAACTTGATATAAACGATCCTGCTTGTATATCAACCCCACGCCACCTTTTGACTTTATGATTCGCCATAAGTAGACAGTGGATAAACAATTTTGTTGTATTTACATCTGTGTACCATTCCCATGATTCTAATTGTCGATACAGTTTTACATACCCTGCCATTACTTCTCCTTTCGCTTATCCATATAAGTAACTCCAACTGCATACGCACTCCATATGTCACTCTTAAATCCGTAGAACCAACCTTGCGCTTTTTTAGTCCCAACTACTCCGAATCTATCAATGAGTGCTTGTCGGATATTGCTATCCTTAGCTTTCATAGTTCCACATAGATTCATCTTTTCTTCCTTGCGATAGATGTACTCAACATTACATTTACTTGCTTGGGTAAACCTTCCTATCCATACGCAAGTATCAAATACTTCTTTGCCGACTGCCATTCCGTAACTAGCAATCATTTCGATAACAACTGTTAATTGTTCATCTGCTAGGTTATATTCAGTAACTTCAATTAAATTGATGATTTCTGAATTTGGAACTTTACCATGAAACAATGGAATATAATCGTTGTTAATAATGCAATATGCAGATTCTTCACTTCCAGGATCAATTGCTAATATGTTCATTCCTTTACTTCCTTTTTGTATATGTAATCAAGTTCTAATCCAGTGTTTAGATACTGTTTAGATGTGTGCAATAAATGCACTTCACTTCCATCTTTTGCGTTATTCGCTATAAATTCATTTGCCTGTTCGATAGATAGATGACTATTTTTAGCACCTATTTTATAAGTGAATTTTCCTTCTGCCTGTGCTTCTTCAATTTCTCTATCTATTGTTTCTGTTAGATAGTTACCTTCAATGAAATAATAGTCATACCCTTTTGCAGATATACCATCTAGCGTACCTGAATCTGTAAGGTGGAAATACTTCTTATCGTTAATCAATATTCGATACCCACAATTAGGGCAATCATGGTAAGCCTTAACAAGAGATAACTTACAGAATCCTAAGTTATAAGTCTTGTCAAAATCTAATATAATCACCTTTTTAATCTCTAAATCATCAAGTAAATCTTTTAACCATATGCCACATATGAATGTAATATTCGGATAATTCTTTTGAATCCGTTTAATCGTTGATGGGTTGAAATGATCTGCGTGTCTGTGAGTAAGTAACGCAACCTTTACACTTGCTAAATGCTCATGTAACGCTGTATAAGGCACACCAGCATCTACAAGAATAGAGTTCTCATAGATGATGGCGTTACCATTAGATGCGCTTGATATGACCTTATAATCGCTCATGTGATGTAACCTTAAATCTCAATGTCGATAACTTCTAACGGTTCATCTTGTGTTACTACTGGAGTTGATGTTTCACGGCTCATGTTCTTGCTATCCCATGCTTCGTTTTCATCAATCATGCCACCAACATCTTCAACGAACGCTTCTCTTAAAGCTCTCATAAGTGCAACCTTTTCAACCATCGTTGCGCCCTTTGTTGCCCAAATAGTATTTAATTCTCCACCACCTTTGTGCTGTGCAACTTCATCAAACGATACCGTTACTTCAACTGGCTTTTCCCAGTCCTTGCGATATACCGTTGCCCAACCACCGACTAATGTTTCAGAGTTTAACTTGAACGAACCTTTTCGCTGCTCAATTACGCCATCTTTTTCAATAATGATTCCCTGTGATCTACCGTTAAAATTAGGATTCTGAATCGCTCGTTTCAAAATTGCATCTTTACCTACTACGATTTGAGCAGGAGAACTACCATACTTGATAAGATATGCTTCCTTTAAGAATGGATTTAATTTTCTTACCTTGCATAATTCTGTAAAGAATTTGAATTCAGGTAATGTTATTTTGTTATCTCCTGTTAAAAATCTCTGCACAATTTCCTGTGTAAGTTTAATCTCGTTACCGTCAATCTCGTAGATGACTGCAATCTCTTTTTGTGTTGAATCTGCCATTTATTCTCCTTTTGTGCTAAATTTTTTAGCAATTCTTTCATCAATAAGATTGTCTAAATATGCTTTATTATCTGAATTCAACATTACATTTTTTGGTATATCGAACGCACTATCGGACAACTCTTTTTTAGCCATGATTTTTTTAGTTACAAATTGAACTATTTCATCACTCTTAGAATTTAGAAAATCTTTATAACTTCTTGATATAATCTCCTTAAAATCGTAAGGTGACATTTCGTAACAATTCATTCTTCGATTGCTAATTTGTCTAACTACTTCTGCTCTAATTTCATCTTCTATCCCTTTAAAGAATTTCTCTCCATCAAATTCACCATCATTGTCAATATACCGTTCGAGTTCTACTTCAATTTTAAATTCCATTTATTCTCCTTTTGAGCCGTTTGCTCGTACAATGTATTCATTGATTTCATCTACTGTGATTCCTAACGCTAATAATTCTTCTCTATCTTCTTCACGCATGATAGTTGTGTATGTAATTTCAGAATAGAATGAATGCTTATCAATTAAATATTTGTGCAAATCTCTTATAGTACAATTAAGTTTTCTAATTGTAAATTTAGTAATTACTGCATTATTTTTTAACATTAAATTTTCTTTTAATAATCCAACATATTTATCTTCAATCCACTTTAAATTTGAAGTTAAAACATCAACTTCATTTGCCATTTATTTATTCTCCTTTTTCTGTGTCTACTCTGCGACACCAACTTAGTAATATCGGATTGCCTTCTCTCTGTAACTCTCTGCGTTCTCTACCGTCAAGTTTTATCCAGTTGGAATTGTTGATGACTATTTCCATACATTCAGGAGACATTCCTTCGTGGCTTATTCCCCAACTCTTGAAAAGTTCAATGTCGAATGTCCATTTATAGCGATTCATCTTTACTCCAATCGAGTGCTTTTCCGCATCTGAAACAAAAGTTGCTTTCATCTGATTGCCATACAGACTTATTACACTTAGGACAAAACTTAACCAAACCTGTAATTTTTACTTTCATTGGTGTTGCTCTGTCGACTATCTCTTTGAATGACTCAAAGTGTTTCGGCAAATCTTCAAGTTTGCCAATGACTAAACCCTTTGAAATTATTGAACCTATAACTTCATATGCTTCTTCGTATTTATTCATTTTCGTTCTCGCTTTCATTGAACATTTTGAAACAATCGTCACAGTAGACACTATCGGGATCCATGCAATCTTCAACATCAATTACTTCGTCGCACATGGCACATCGGAATATTTTATCCGCTGGGTACAAGAAGTCACGTTCTGCGGAATCGAAATCACTCATTTACCCACACTTTCCATTTCCAGTAACAATTGCTCTGTTCTCTCGCCCCTGTC